TTATAGATAGTTCCACAATTGACGATTTTCCAAGATCATTGATGCTGGTTGGTGCAAGGGGATCCGGAAAGCACATGATCTGTGATTACATTTCAAGTAAGTTTAATCTATCAACAGTTGATTTAACTGATCAACTTGATTTAGAAACAATTGAGGAACTGTATAATCGGGTAGAGCCTTATCTGTATGTAATCAGAATCAACGAAATTTCCGTTAAAGAAGAAAATACTATTCTTAAATTTCTGGAAGAGCCACTAAAGAACTCATTCATTGTACTTATTGCAGAAACTGATCTTGGTATTCTACAAACAATTCTGAATAGATGCCAGATATGGTATCTACAGAATTATAGAAAAGAATTTTTAAGTAGGTTTGTCGGTGATGGAAATCCTTACATTCTGGAAATTGCTCAAACTCCTGGGCAAGTAATAGAACTTAGTAAGATTGATTTTACCGAAATCATTGATCTTGCTGATAAGATACTTGATAAGATATCTGTGGCAAGTATTGCGAATACTTTGTCTCTTAGCGGGAAAGTTGGATTTAAGAACGATCCTGACCGTCCCGATGTTAAGTTGTTTGTTGATGTCTTGTTATCAAGAATTATGAGTAAGTGTAGAACTAACTCAGATATACGATTAGTTCAAGCGTACACATTAACAAATGAATTACAGAAGAATCTGAGAATCAAGAATTTAGATTACAAATCTTTGTTTGAACGATTCTTGATTGAACTCAGATCTATCATGAAAGGAACAGTATGACAATTCAAGAGTTGAAATCTTACATTGAAACTAAAAATGTTCCTCATGATCTAATTATCTTCAAAGATACAGAAAATAATTTTATCTCCAATCAATACATAAAAGCGATATCAACAATTAGAAAACAAGAGATTGAATACATAGAATCTCCTCTTGATCTATTGCAGGATGCTTGGTCTATTTTTGGTGGAGAAGAACCGGTTGTAGACACACTAAGAGTTGTTAAGGCTCCTGTTTTTGTTTGGGATAATGTTAAGATTTCAGCTGTTAAAGATCTGATAATTGTTGTATCTAAATTTCAGGATAAATCAGTTGAAAAGATGTTTGAACGCTGGATTGTAAATGTTCCTAAGATTGAGGATTGGATGTTGAAAGACTATGTCTATTCCACAACTGAGGGCGTTGCTCACAAGGACCTCGATTGGTTGATAAGTCTTTGCGGAACTAACATCAGTAGACTTCAGATGGAGCTTGATAAGTTAGCCTTGTTTGGAGTTGACGAGCGAAAGTATGTGTTCAATGATCTGATTCGTGATGGAGCAGTTGATGATCTTAGCTCATATAACATCTTCAATTTCACGAATGCAATAACATCCAGAGATGTAATGGCTCTGAAAAGTATCTATAGAGAACTTGATAGAGTTGATATCAACGAATTTGGTTTGTTAACTATTCTTGTAAAGAACTTTAGAAATATCTTGATGGTTCAAACAACAGCTAACCCCACACCTGAATCAACAGGGCTAGATGGTAAACAGCTGTATGCAATAAAGAAAATTCCAAGAGTGTACACTCCTCAACAACTTGTTAATATCTATGAGTTTCTGCTGGATATTGATCGAAGAGTTAAAATTGGTGAGTTACCAGCTGATACACTCATTGATTACATAATCATAAAGATTTTAAGTATGTGAGGACAATTTTGAAAATTCTATACTATACTGACCCACACTGGTCTCAATATTCCTCAATTATTAGAAGTCGGGGGAGCGTTTATAGTACAAGACTTGAAAACTTGATTAACTCAGTTAACTGGGTCGAAGAACTTGCTTGGAATACAGGATGTCAAGTAGTTATCTGTGGAGGTGATTTCTTTGACTCTTCTGTTGTTAACAGTGAGGAAATGAGTGCATTGAAGAATATCAAGTGGGCACCAATCTCTCATCTATTTCTATCTGGTAATCACGAAACAAATGTTGGATCACTTGAATTCAGCACTGCTGATTTGTTCAATCTTTGTCCGAACTCAGTTGTTATGAATACTCCTCAACATTATGATATTGAAGGCGCTAATATCGAGTTCTGTTTCTTGCCATATATCCTGGAACGAGATCGTAAACCTCTGAATGAATATTTCGATAAACCTCACGGTAAAAGAATTATCTTCAGTCACAATGATCTCAAGAATGTTCAGTATGGTGCATTTCTATCAACAGAAGGATTTACAGTTGAAGAGATTGAGGATAACTGCGATCTATGTGTTAACGGACACATCCATCATTGCGGTTATGTTTCACAAAAAATTATCAACGGCGGCAATCTAACAGGACAAAACTTCACAGAAGACGCTTTCAAGTTTGATCATTGTGCTCAAGTAATTGATACTGATACATTACATGTTGATTTCTTTAGGAATCCTTATGCGTTCAATTTCTACAAACTTGATTGCAGAAAATATAGTACTATAGAGGAAATTATTCCTGTTATCTCCGATTTGAAGGATAACGCTGTTATTACTATCACTGTCAGATCATGTCTTGGTGCACTTGTAAAAGATTACTTGTCTAATGTGTCTAAGGAGCATGTTAGAGAGTATCGAGTGATTACAGAGCATGAAGCAGGAACTGTTGATGTATCTGCCCCCGTGCTAGAAGCTGTTGATCATTTGAAACAGTTTGAAAACTATGTTCTTGCCAATATTGGAACAAGTGATGTTGTTAAAGAAGAACTTATGAATGTTATGAGGTGATCTATGCATATTGATTTTCGTAGATTAGTTTTACATAATTTTATCAGCTTTGGTCACTCTGAATTAACATTTGGTGATGATGGTTTTATCAAAGTTTCGGGAGTGAATGAAAATGTTGAAGATCTTGCCACAAGTAATGGTAGTGGTAAGTCAAGTATCTGGGAGGGTATTGTTTGGGCGTTAACAGGAGACACAATCCGAGGAACCAAACAAGTAAGTAACATCTACGGAGATGATGGAACTTATGTTGAACTTGATTTTAACATTGATTCAGTTAACTATGTATTGACAAGATCAAAAGATCACAAAGTTTATAAAACTGGATTGAAAATTGTTGTAGATGGCAAGGATTGCAGTGGCAAGGGCATTCGTGATTCTGAAAAGCTTCTTGCTCAATATCTACCAGATATTACCGCATCCCTCCTCGGATCAGTTATTATTCTTGGTCAGGGGTTGCCACAGAAGTTTACAAATAACAGCCCATCTGGAAGAAAAGAAGTACTCGAGAAGTTGTCAAAATCTGACTTTATGATTGAAGACCTCAAGTCTCGAGTAGCTAAGAGAAAAGATGAACTTACAAAACTTATTCGTCAACATAAAGACGCTCTTATTGCAATAGAAAGTAAAATTACAGTTCTTCAAGAGCAGATTAGTAAAAATACTCTGTACCTTGATTCTCTGGATAAAGAAAAACTAGAATTAGCTGTTTCGTACCATTCCACGGAAATGGAAAAGCAACAGCTGATCATAGATGTGTGTAAAACAGTTATTGAGAAGCTTGATTCAGAGCTATCACAACAAACAGCCAGATTGCTGGAACTTACTAATGCCAACACAAGTAACATTACAGCTGTTAATAGTGAGTATCAAAGCACAATTGAAGAGCAGACAAACAAGCTCTGGGCAGCTCGGAATTCAGTACAAACATTACAAACTGAAATTCGTAAACTTGAAAATATTCAAGATATATGTCCTACATGTGGACAAAAACTTCCCGATGTTGTTAAACCAGATACAACTTCGTTAAAACAACAGTTAGAACAAGCAACAATAGATTTCAACAGTATTCAAGCAGCACTTGATGCAACAAGAGCTGAATTGAAATCAAAGTTGGATTCAATCGATAATGATTACAGAAGTAGTTCTGCTGTTATATCTAAACAGGAAGCGAATCTTAGAACTCAGAAGTCTGAGAAACAAGCTGAATTGAAATCAACAGAAATGCTGTTCAATACAGCTAAGTCAAATTATGATGTTGCTGTGATGCAGCTACAAGAGCTAGAATCTACTATTAACTCGCTTTCGTCGATTATAAACGAAAATCAGGCTCAGATTCAGGAGTTGAATCGTGACTCATTGTATAACAATACTGAGAAGGATTTACAACAGTCTCGACTGGATGTGGTAAACAAGTTTGATACCGCGCTGAAGCGTGACTTCCGTGGATACCTACTATCAACTGTCATTGAGTACATTGCTGCACGAGCAAAAGAATACTCAATGATAATCTTTGAGACAGACAAGATTGATTTCTGTTTGGATGGAAATAACATCGAGATTTCCTACATGAACAAGTCCTACGAAAATCTTTCTGGTGGTGAAAAGCAAAAAATTGACCTCATTGTTCAATTCTCAATCAGAGACATGCTCTGTAACCATCTTGGATTTACAAGTAATATTCTTGTTCTTGATGAGGTGTTTGATGCGCTTGATATGACTGGTTGTCAAAAGGTTCTGGATGTTATATCTTCTTTGAGTGATATCAAGAACATTTTCATTGTTACACATCGAAAGGATCTATCTATTCCTTGTGATAAAGAGATAACTGTTGTTAAATCCTCAACTGGTATAAGCGAGTTACGATAAAATGACTTATGATTTTCCGGATGGAATGACATATACTGAAATGGCTATCTGGATTGACGAACATGTTTATCAAGATAACTTAGATGAGGGGCTTCTGTATCAATATCTGTATCATCTGTCTCATATGTTAGCAGGTCAGCATTCATTGTTTAGAACTGCACAGGAGTATGATCAATTTTCGTTGTACTCGGCATCCAGATTGTTTCAACGCTTGATGAATGTTAAACAATATGAATATGATGAGTCTAACAAACCAAAAATGAATCAGATCAAAAGTATCCTCAACTACATCAAGAAAATATTGTATCCTTACAAAGTTGACTTTGAAGTAGAAATCAAGAGTGAGACTAAAGATATTGATATTATACCTACAGGAACATTTGATCTTGGTTCTCACATGGTTGAATCTGCAAGTCTTTTTGATAAGATTGAATTCAGCCTTGCGTTAGATTCTATTGCTCAAATTGTTAAATCTCACCTTCGTAGAATCCCGATTCGTAAGAACAGCTCAGAATGGGATAACATATATCTTAGCTGTATGTTAACTTTGCTGGACTCAGTAACATTATCAAGACAAACATTAGCCAGGTATGAGTCCGCTCAACGCATTAACAAGGATGCGTTTCTAGATCAAGCGTATCAGGATATGAGGTACAAAGATCCCATCTTGTATCACTTACCAGACTCAATGGCAAACTATATTCGGGTTCTTGTTAATGAACTTCGTCATGTTATTGCTGCAGAGCTGAGTTGGAAGAGTGAATGCTACATTCCCCCAGATGCTTCAATGAAGAGTTTAATCTGTACAACAATGGAATCAAAATGACAATAAAAGAAGAATTACAAAAGTTGAAAGAGCCTGATCTCTGGAGTTTGTTGCTATTTGCATTATTCAAACTGAAGGATATTCCAGAGTACTCAAGCATCAGTGAGCTATCATACATACTTGATAGAAAAAACATGTTAAAACTATGTGAGTATTATGGTGGATCCACAATTCGCATCCCAACAATTGAAGAGCTGGAAGAAATGATCTACGGGTTATCGGTGTATCAACAAGTGAACATCGAAGGTAAACGACTGGAAGATGTTTTATCCAGCTTATCTGACGCTGTTGAGCTGAAGTCTGTAAAACAAGCTTACAGTAAAATTCGTGATACCTTATCAAACTATGATCTAACTGCGAGAGCAAGAAATGATATCTAACTTTTGCAGAATGGCTCTAAAAGAGCTTTCTCATTATAAACACTCCGACAAGGAAGATCTTCTTTTGCAACACATCAATTCTAGACTTGTAAAATCTTTCAATACATATGAGGAAGAATTAGACGCAAGTATTGGTTATCTTAAAAGACGAAATGAATTGAATGTTATGAAGAAGATGAATAGACTACTATGAATAAACTCATTGAAGACCTCTCAACAATTACAACAATTCCACAAAGAACTCTTGACAATTTGGTGGATAAAGCTGTATCTTGCATCTGTCATTCGGTTTTTGAAGGAATTCGTGAAAAAGAATCATTAACAAAGATTGATATTGGGGTTGGTATCTTGTATATCAATTGTGAGGGTGACAATGTTAAATATAAATTTATTCCCTCAAAAAAGCTGGAGGAATCGGTAGCAACAACCGTTTTAACAAATAAAAGTCCCTTGATTATGCAGGTAGAGACTTCATTGAAAGAACGACTTGATGCTACATATAAGAATCTACTATGACAGATAACGAGAATACAACATTAGTTGACACTTCTTCTATTGATCAAGAAACAAATAGTCTGGCTATGAAGATTCTTGAAGAGACTGATCCAGATAAGGCAAAGCAACTGATTGCATTGTTTAACTGGAATCTCTCAAAAAAGAATACATCCCGAATCTTGAAATTGAATGGCTTATATGATGATGTAACAGAGCAGATGGTAACAAGATTTAGAACAAGATCTGATCAATTTACTAATTCTGATTTGTTGGATTACATGAAGGCTGTTCAAGGAGCGATTGATACCTCTACAAAGAATCTTGTGCAGATGGAAGAACCTCCAACAATTGTACAACAACATAACACTCAGATAAATGTAAATGTTGTCGATTCTTTTGATAGAGACGCGAAGGAACGAATTCTTGCAGCAGTTCAGGCTGTTATGAAAAACGCACAAGCTGCTCCAGTTACTGATGTTCCTATAGAAGCAGTCGCTGAAACTGCAATTGATGAATTAGAGTCAGTTGTAGATAACTCAAAGGAGACAACATAAACAGATGAGTTTAATCGCATACGACAGTAATCTTGAAAAACAAGATAACGAAACACAGAGTGAATACATTCAGAGAATTTGTGCAACTAAAGATATTAACAAAATGTCTTGGGAAGCACTTACTAATTATCTGAATGGAAAATTAAATATAAGTTATAGTGAATCATGGTATCGTAAAAATTTTCATGACGGAAATTTTGCTAAACAAGTAACAGAAGAGCAAGTAAGCTCAAGTACAATAACTACAAGTTCCGACGAGGAGTGCAACGGAGATTGTACTTCATGTGAGCATCTAACTGAATGTATGATGCTGATCAAAGCTGATCTCGATGATCAAGAGGCACGAATTGATAATAAAACTGATGCTCTTAGAAAGCTGCGTGTTACAATAGCTGATGAGCGTGCAGAAAATGCTCGTTATGTTAAACGACTTGCTCGTGAAGAGAACATCAAAGAAATTGCATATAACTATGCTCAAGTTATGGCAAAGGCGAAGCGTCTACCGCTCATGGTTCGTGAGCCTTGGAAGAATCTCCCCTCCGTAAAGAAGGAAGGAATCATCTTACTGAGTGACTGGCATTACGGCATTGAGTGTAATAACTACTGGAATATGTTTAATCCCGAAGTTTGTGAAGCCAGGGTTGCGATGCTGTTGAATAAAGTTCAGCGCATCATTACTGAACATCAGTTGGATACAGTACATGTTTTGAATCTTTCAGATCTTATTGCAGGAAGAATTCATTCACAGATCCGAATTGAGAGCAGATTTGATGTTGTTACTCAAACAATGGAAGTTTCAGAAATCTTGGCTGATTTTCTAAATGCTTTAACTGCAAAATGTGATGTTAAATATTATGACTGTTTAGATAATCACAGTAGACTTGAACCTAATAAGAAAGAGTCAATTGATCTTGAGTCAATGGTTCGCATCATTCCCTGGTATTTGAAATCTAGGTTAGCAAAGAACTCAAGAGTTACAATCTGTAACAATGAGTTTAGTGCTGACATCATTACATGTAATGTTTTGGGGCATGACATTATCGGTGTGCATGGGGATAATGATCGTCCTACAGACGCACTTGAGAAATTGAGCTTGATGACTCATAAACACTATGATATGTTGTGCACAGCTCATCGCCATCATTTCGCTGCAGATGAACAACATCAATCAGTTGTTGTGTCAAATGGTTCTTTGATGGGTGTGGATAGTTATGCAGAAAAGTTGAGACTTACAAGTGATCCTTCACAAACAATGATTATTGCAACAGAAGATAATGTTTGTGACTGTATCTATAGAATTGTACTTAAGTAACTTATCTTGCAACTATGCAAGTAAGAAATAAATTTTTATAAGTCCTCTTGCCGTCGAGTAAGGGGTAAGGAGAAACAGATGAAATTTTATAGCGAACTAACAAAAGAAATCTATGATACCGAAAAGCAGCTTCAAGATGCGGAGCGTAAGTTTGTCAAAGAAACAAACAAGAATGATATTCGTATGGCAAAGGCTGAAAAGGATGCTCCGGTTAACAAAGTTCCTACAAAGAAGCAGTTGGCAGCAAATGTTGAGAAGGCAGAGGAAGCAGTCAATGAAGCTCAGGCTAATCTGAGACTTGCGAATCAGAAGGCTCAGGAGTTGTCAAAGAAATATCTTGCAGAGATTGACTCTATTGTTGAGCCTGCAAAGAAACAGCTCAAAGATGCTCAGCAGGCAAGATATGATGCAATTCGTAAGTTCAATGAAGCTTATGGTGCATATACTACAACTTACACAGGAACAAGAGCAGCTGATGAGTTTGCAAGAGCAGTTGCAGATATGCAGAGCTTTTTCCCGTTGTTTAGATTCTAAGATAAATAATTCACAGATAACTTCAAGGATGTAGAATAACATGATTACAAGACTCGAGAACAAATGATCTATTTCAGTTTGTAAACTCGAGTCTTGTTTGTTTGTAAGAAGGAGAACTCATGATTGCATTGAAACATTTGAAAACAATTCTAACTCATAAGAAATGGGTGTTTTTCTTTGCTAGAAAACTTGGAATAGGATGGCAAGGTTTTTGGCACGATATGTCAAAGTTTAGTCCTACCGAGTTCATGGAAAGCATCAAGTACTATACAGGAACTCGTAGTCCTATCGATGTTTGTAAAGAACAGAACGGCTACAGCAGGGCTTGGTTGCACCATAAAGGTAGAAATCCACATCATTATGAGTACTGGCAAGATAATTTTGATAAGGGCGGGGAGCCCTTGAAGATGCCTGATAAATATGTAAAGGAAATGATTTGTGATTATCTTGCGGCTGGAAAAGCTTACATGAAGGACTCGTTTACATTTCAAGCTGAATGGGAATGGTGGGGCAACAAGAATAAGAATAAACTTGCAATGCATCCCGATAACTGGATTGTTATCAACACTGTTCTTGCAAATCTAAGTATTCATTTTGAAACACGAGCAGTTGAAGATTTTGATCACAGAGACTGGATTTACTTCCGTAGACTTGTAAAGAGAGTGCTTTCTTGATTCTACAGAATTGTATATCATATTATAACACATGTTAAGGAGATAAACTTTTATGTCAGTAAAAGCAGTTAGAAAATATTACGATCAAATCTGCGAACAGTATCAAGAAATGATGGAAAATATTCATGATCTGGAAGCAGAAGCTGCACAAGGTATGGTTGAACCTGAGCGTATTGAACGATTGAAAGCTCAGATAGCTCCTATCAAACAGAATTACGAGCGATGGTCTTACATGATATTTTTGCTGAATCAGCCAGAAAGAAAAAAGAAACAGCCTCGTTATAAAGCTCAGAATAGACGTTTACTGAACTCCTTGAGCAGAGGTAACAGTTTGGAGGGCGTTCTTGAGGAAAACCGAGAAGCACTCAAACATGTAGGAGAGTAACTTTGGAAGAGCTGTTAAAGAAGATAGGAATCACCGAAAAGGGTGAATATACTAAAGATGGTGCATATGTTGTTGATATTGAAGACTACAATAAATATGGTAAGTATTTTAGTTTACTAGAAAAGAGTGAACTTGAAGAAGTTCAAGATACCAGTCAGATTACATTGCACACAACAAATGTAACTTATGCTTCAGAAGATTATCAGTTATGCTTACAAGCTGATCTTGATGAGGATTTATATAAGTTAGTAGTAACTCAATTTTGATGGTAGGAAGAATTATGGATAAGAATCTAAAAGAAATTATCACAGACGAAGTTGCACTTAGTAACTGGGCGGTTGAAATTGACACTCGCAAAGAGGGAAAGTTGTTACAAGAGATTGTTCTTGCTCTGAAGGCAACAATGAGAGAACATAATCTTGTTTCTCTTACAGCTCCACAGATTGGTTATGATCGTAGAGTTATCTGTATGAAATTCGGTGACAAGGATTACAGAACATTTGTTAATCCAATGATCGAAAATAACAGCAACTTTCAATTTGTTAGAGAAACATGCTCAAGCATTCCTGGCAAGACTTTCATCATGCCCCGATTCAACAAGGTTAGTTTATTCTTCACGACTCCCCTTGGTAAAGTTGAATCAACAAAGCTTGTTGGATTTTCAGCTTGGAAATTCCAGCACTGCATTGATCATCTGAACGGTATGATGACTTCGGATATTGGGCTAGAAATTGACGAGTTGTATGATAATGCAACTGATGAAGAGCGGGCAGAAGTACTTCAAATGTACGCTGAGTCTCTTGATATTCGTCAAAAAGCACTTGCAGAGGAAATCAAGCAGGATGAGGAGTTGTCACAAATTGAAGACGCCGCTAAGTTCATTATAAGTGTTAAGTCTGGTGAAACTATTCTTGATAACTCAAAGTTAACTGAATGATTTAACCAGAGGTATTGTTATGGCAACAAAAGTAAAAGTTAAAAGAAGAATTTCCAAAAGAAGTAATGAAGGAGTTACGCTTGAGGCTGGAGAGCCTTTTTACAATGCAGTCTCAAAAAGATTGTATGTAGAGGATCATGAGACAAGTTTTCCTACTAAACATGTAGCTCAAGTAACTACAGACACTAGTGTTGCTGCAAATGTTGTGGCTTTCAGTGTTGGAGGAGATTCTGATAACACATATTCAAAAACAATCAACAATGTTGCAAATGCAACTAATGCAGATGTAGCAACAGTTGCTCACAAGTTGAATCTTGCAACAAAAGTTGATAATGAACAATTTTATGGAACATCTGCTCCGGCAAACAGTCTTGGAGACAACGGTGATGTTTATATTATGTATCAAACTTAAGTGAGGATTTTATGAATAACATTAGATTGAAGGGAATCCTCACTAACATTGAGCCTTCACACACAATTCAAGGGATTGAATTCAACAAAGCAAACTTGATTGTTAACAGAGAAGATGGAAAAGAAGACACTATAAATATTAGATTCAAGAAATTTTCGAATCCATACTCAGATAATCAAGAAGTTGCTCTTTGTGGAAATGTTAGATCCTATTCTTCGAAGTTAGATAACGGTAAGAATAAAGTTGAGTTGTATGTGTTCACATATTTTGATCAGCCAGAGTTGAATGAAGAGGATCAAGAAGAAACAAATCGTATCGACATTGACGGTAGAATTTGTAAGATTGATCCAATCAAGACAACTCGAAATGGAAAGAAGAATCTCCACTTCATTCTGGCAAACAACCTCATTGTTAGTGAAGGAACAAAGAAACTTAACTCTTATATTCCTTGTATTGCTTGGGGAAGCCTTGCTGAGGAATTATCAAAACTCACAGTAAACACAAAACTTGTGGTTACTGGATCACTCCATTCAAGAGAGTACAAGAAAGTATTGCCGGATGGCTCTTTTGAATTCCGCGTTGCACATGAATGTGTTGTTAAGGATTATTCAGTTCAATGACGTTTGAGTATTTACAGAGAGTTATTGTTGATGCTCAGTTAGATGTTGACAACATAGGAGAGTGTGTTCTCAGGGGTCGAAATGATCTTGGAGAAGAATATTATCTCATAATCCGCACAGATATGGGATGGACAGAGCAAATCAATTTTGGTCCGGTCACTCCTGATGTTGACATTCTGCCGTTTAACATCAACATGAACTATGCTCGTTTTGAGTTCAATCAAAGTAAACTGATGAGAGCAATTGATAAGTTCTTGAACGATCCGAAAAAGATGATAACACAAGCTGATGTTGTAGATCTTTCGGATATTAGAGAACCCATCATTGATTCTATAAACAAGATAATTCTGTAGTATTTACAGAGAGGTGAACAGTATGAAAAGTAAGCAACAAGTTCGTGATTACTGTGGAAGAGTTCTCGGAAGTATTGAAACCGAATCCAATGGTGATAAACTTATACGCGACTTCTACGGAAGAGTACTAGGTCGTTATGATAAAAGAGCGGATTTAACACGAGACAAGTATGGTCGAGTTGTTGCAAGAGGTGATCAATCTTCAATGTTGATAAAACCTCGGTAGTTGAACATAGTAAGATCAGTTATTATAATATTGATAGCAAAAACAAGGAGATAAATAATGATTGTTCTTTATTCAAATCATTGTCCCAGATGCGAAATTCTGTTGACAAAGTTACAAAACAGCGGTGTTGAGTTCACCGTTCAGGACAACATTGATGTACTAACAGAAAAAGGATTTGACTTTATGCCTGTTCTGGAAGTCGATGGTAAGTGTCTTAATTTTATTGAAGCAAATACCTACATCAATGATTTGCAGAAGGGATAATTTATGTATAACATCGGATTAAAGCTAAACAAAGACTTTGTAAACTGCTTAGAGGCACTAGTAACAAAGTATGGTGAGGATTTTGAATATCTCAATGGTTTTCACAACTCACAGTTAAACTTTTCTGATTTTATTGATTCATTTGTTCAGAAGAACCTTGCAGAAGTTACAATCGACAACAATGCAAGTGCTTCAAACAAAGACATTGTTTCACTTCGTTTGGAAAAGGGGAAGCCTTCAGATAAGTTGATTGCTTTCAGTAAGATTTTCCAAGAGATGAAGAAACGCTGGGGTCTCAAGACTGCTCAAGAGTGGCTTGAAACAGAGTGGGTAGGCGGCTTCTATATGCACGATGCTCCCTCAACAACTTATACCCCGTATTGTTACGCATATGACCTTGGAAGATTAGCCAGAGAGGGTCTTTTCTTCTTAACTGGTTATAACAATAAACCCGCTGCTCATTTAACCACATTCACAGATGATGTTATTGAATACATTTCATTTATGTGCAACAGATCTAGTGGTGCAGTTGGTATTCCTAATATTTTACTTTGGACTATGTACTTCTGGAAAAAGGATATTGATAAAGGTTACTACATGGTCAGTCCTGAGTACTACTTGAGACAAACATATCAGAAGTTAATCTACAGACTGAATCAACCCTTCATGAGAACTGATCAGAGTGCATTTGTTAATGTTTCAATCTTTGACAAATATTACTACGAAGCTCTCTTTGGTGGCTTAGTTTTCCCTGACGGTAGTTTTGCAATTGACTACATTGATACTTTCATTGAGCATGAAAAGATCTTTATGGAAGTTGTCTCTGAAATTCGTGAAGAGAACATGTTTACATTCCCTGTGCTTACATACTCACTGTTAAAGCGCAAGGATCTAACTCCTGAAGATATTGATCGTATGCTAAGAACTAAAGAGTTTGATTTGTTTGCAGACAACGAGTTTGCTCGTTGGTGTTCTGACCATAACTGCAAATGGAATGATAGTAACTTCTTCATGAGTGATGATGTAACTACATTAAGTAACTGTTGCAGACTCCTTTCTGATACATCCAAGCTGAAGGGGTTCATTAACAGTATCGGTGGCACCGCTCTTTCTATCGGTAGTATCAAAGTTAACACAATCAACTTGATGCACATTGTTTATGAGCTTGAAGATAATCTTGATGAGAAAGAATATCTAAAGATTCTAAAAAAGAGAACAAATCTTTGCTGCAAGACTCTTGATAGAGTTCGTCATATCATTTCAAGAAACATTGAAAAGGGACTGCTCCCTAACTATTGCGATGGTGGCATTGAGCTTGATAAACAGTACTGTACTATCGGTATTCTTGGTCTGTATGAAGTAATGGTTAAGTTCGGATACATCGAAGAAGATGAATTCGGTAACAAGTTCTATACAGATGAAGGTCTTGCGTTCGCCGATAAGATTTTTGGAGTATTGAACTCTGTTAAGGATAAGTTCACTGACGAGTATTCATTTAACATTGAGTCAGTACCTGCAGAGAGAGCAGCTGTTATTCTTTGTGGTAAAGATAGCACCCTACAATG